AAAAAAAAAAATTTTTCTATATTTGCATTATGAAAAAAACAAATCACCAACTTTACGTAGCAAACGATGCTTCACGTCCTGGAGTGCACGCAAAAACTAAAAACTCAAACAACAAAACTTCTAAGCACTACAAAAAAAAGTATCGAGGGCAAGGAAGATAAAGTATATTTTATTATATTTGCATCGAAACCACTTTAGTGACCGTCCTTTAGGTAATCATAATAGGACTAGACATCGGGTTAAAGTAGCTGTCAACATAGTCAGTGAAAGTCGTCCCCGGTAGTTTCAAAAAGTGCGTTGGTATAAAACTCGGGTGGGACAAGGCTATAGGCTGATAGAAATGCCCCCACGTAGGCTAAACACGGCGAGTGGAAATCCAACGTTTGACTGAAAACCAAGGGGGTGAGTTATATCCTTTTGTAACTTTATTACGATACAACTATGAAATTAGAAGTCCTAAGATTTAATTACGGAATAGATTCTACTAATGGTATTCTCTTTGATATATCAAATGGTGAACGAAAATTTTTATGCTACACATTAGAAGATGAAAGTAGAGAAGAAAAAGTATGGGGAGAAACTTGTATACCTGAAGGAGAGTATTGCATCGGTCTTAGGACTGTGGGTGGACATCACACCAAATACTCTAAAAGGTTTGCCGACATACACAAAGGCATGCTTCACGTACTTGATGTGCCTAACTTTAAATATATACTCATCCATTGTGGCAATACTGACGAACACACTGCAGGATGTTTACTACTGGGTAACTCGCAAGTAAACAACAATGTTAAGACTAATGGATTTATAGGTAACAGTACAGAAGCTTACTTTAATGTGTACCCAAAAATTGCTGCAGTACTAGACGAAGGACAAGAGGACGTAACGATCAAGTACACCGACTTTACAATTATGAAATAAAATTGTAAACTATTTGCTTATATAAGATAAAGTTTTATATATTTGTCGTAAATCAAACATTATGGCAAAATTAAACTTTCTCCCTACCCGTGATTGGATTGTTCTACCTTTAGTAAAGAAGGACGAAACTGATGCAGGTATTATTCTCCCGGACTCAGCTAAGAAATCTTTGCAGTCAAACATTCTTAAGGTACTCGCTGCCGGACCAGAATGCCTGATGGTAAAGACTGATGATACCGTTATGGTACACCCCAATACTGAAGGACTCATTGTCACTATCGATAGCACAGAGTGCGTGATGGTCAATGAGTTTTCTGTTTGTGGGGTTATTCCTAAGTAATGGATGGGACAGTAACAATACCTATTACTCTCTTTGACCAGCTTAGAGGTGCAAAAGAAATAGCACAAAGCAAAAACGATAACCTTAAGAGAGCCGCTAGAGAGATAGAAGTATTTCTATCATTCTTGTGCACAAGAGAACACATTAAAGAATACGTAGACGAGTTTAACAGACAATCTACCAAGTCTAGAATAAACCTCGACGATGGGAAAGTTAAAATAGTAATCAGAGATGAGTAGAAAAATACAAATCAAAACGGATACTACCTTTAAATATCTACAAGTATTTAATGGTATATTAGAGTTGACTGACAAAGAGCTATTAATATTATCAAAGTTCATTGACCTGTCAGAAACAACTAACATCTGTTCAGCAGACAGTAAAAAGAAAGTAGCAGACAATGTAGGAATTGCAGACCCAAACACTTTAAACAACTATGTCAAGCGACTTAAAGATAAAGGAGCAATAGTTAAAAGTAAAAATGGGTACATTATATCAAAACTTCTTAAAAAAGACAAAAGCGTAATCATTGAAATCCTTACATGAAATAGTAAACAGCCAGTACATAGAGTATCCTTGGGCAGTTAGTATCTTACAAAGTTCTCAAGGACAGTTACTAAGTATAATAATTAAACACCTAGAAGATGAGCGACAAGACACCGTCATTGATGGACATGATGAAGAACTTCACTAAAGAAGTTATTGAATACGCCAAAGAAGGAGCTCCTCATGTAACAGAGGCTCAGTACAACGAAAGATTAAAGACATGTGGCTCTTGTCCTTTTCTAAAAAGAGAGGTTATGAGATGTGGTAAATGTGGATGCGTAGTAGAACATAAAGCAAAGTGGGCTACAACTACATGCCCAGAAAAAAGATGGGACCCTATTAAAGTTGGGGCAGGAGGTAAAACAGTTAAACTAAAAAAGGGCAAGAGTGGAAAGAGTGATAATACAAAAACTAGCAAATAAGTACAACCTGTCAATACAAAAAGTAGAGGAAGTGGTGTACTCACAGTTTAAATACGTAAACAAGATTATGAAAGAAGGAAAGTTTGAATCAGTACGACTACCCTATCTGGGCAAATTTCACGTAATGCCGGGCAGGCTTAAGTATCTACAACGCAATGAGGAATCTGATAACGGTAAGTAACAACGTAGTTATTCCAAGCACCTATGCACTGACTATCAACGAATTCAAAGGTTTGAAAGGGCAGGAACTCAGTGCTGTATATTTCTACTCAGACCATAGATCCCCTTACATTGTCTACGATGAGGAAGAACGAATTGAAAAAATTACTCAAGACTTAAAAATTAAATTTACCCCAAAGGTAAAAGCTGGAATTGACAAGTATAAAGAATTATCAGAAACTTCTGCAGTCAAACTTCTTAAATCTGCACGTACATCCGTAACAAAGTTAGAAAAATACTTCAGAACAATAGACTTACAGCTGATTGATGACAATGGTAAGCCAATATATCACGCTAAAGACTTGATAGCTAACCTATCAAACATGAGCAAAGTCATTAACGGACTGGAAGAACTGGAAGAGCTAGTACAAAAGCACGAACAGAAAGATAACCCTAACCGTGGTGGGGTAGTTACTAATAAGTACTCAAATTAATGTTTAAGAACAGTGATAAATACCTGCCGGCTGCTTTACATTACTTGGAGAAAGGTTTCTACACTGACGCTATCCCAGGCACAAGAGAATTCTATGAGTATTGGGACACACAAAAAGACAGATGCTTAGAAGGATACTTAGATATAACAGGGTATCACTACTTCTATTTAAACTTCTGCCCAATAGATAGAGTAGTAGACGATATACTAAAAGACGGGACAAAGATTGCACGAAGAGAAAGAACATTCCCGGCATTTTACGACGGAGACCATGAATACTTTCACGCTATAGACAAAGCTCGTAGAGAAAATAAACATATGGTTGTGCTTAAAGCTAGACGTAAAGGTTTCTCATATAAAGCAGGAGCTATGTTAGCCCGCAACTATTTTCACGTACGTAATAGTAAAAACTACGTTTTTGCATCTCAAAAAGAATATTTAATTGGGGACGGTTTGCTTTCTAAGGCTTGGGAGTTTTTAAGTTTTATTGATGACAACACTGCCTGGACTCAGCCTCGGCTGCGAGATAGAGAAATGTCTAAAATGGCCGGTTACAAAAAGAATGTAAACGGGGCAGACGTAGAACTTGGGATGAAGTCTCAAATAATGGGTGTTTCTCTTAAAGATAACCCTGATAAGGTCCGTGGTAAAGCTGGTGATCTAATATTCTTTGAGGAAGCGGGTTCTTTTGGGGGATTGCTTAAAGCATGGGAAGTTGCTATGCCTACAATGCGTCAAGGTTCAAAAACTCTAGGCACTATGGTAGCTTTTGGTACAGGTGGGGAAGAAGGTTCAGGATTCGAAGGAATGGATGAACTTTTTTATCATCCGGATTCCTATGATTGCCTAGCTTTTGAAAATACTTGGGATCCAGGAGCAATGGGTACACAATGTGGGTACTTTGTCCCAATACAACAAAACTTAGATGGCTTTATAGATGATAATGGTAATTCTTTAAAAGCAGAAGCACAAGCACATGAAGAAATACAGAGGGAAAAGAAAAAAGGGGCAAATGATCCAAAAGCATTGGACCAGTATACAGCGGAGCACCCGTTTACTCCACAGGAGGCGACGTTACAAGTCACTGCAAATCTCTTCGATGTTACTTCTCTTAAAGAACAGTATAACAAGATTAAGGTTCATGGGCTTGACTCCGAAGGAACAGCCGGAATCATGTACTACGACAAAGATGGGAAGAGTTCTTTCCGACCTTCCGCAGATGTAACACCTATATACAAGTTTCCACATAGGAAAGGGGACAAAATAGAAGGTGCTATAGTTATATATGAATCACCTTATACAACACAAGAGGGAGAAGTGCCACATAATTTGTATATTGTATGCCATGATCCATACGCTCAATCCAAGTCCGTTTCAAACGAATCTCTTGGGTCTGCATATGTAATCAAACGACCTAATAACCTATCAAAACCTGATGATATAATTGTAGCTAGCTATGTTGGAAGACCTAAGACACAAGATGAATACAACCGGAATCTATTTATGTTGGCTGAACACTACAACGCCAAAATTGGATTCGAGAACGACCGTGGAGAGCTTATTGCTTATGCGAAAAGATATCGCAAGCTACATAAGCTACAGGAAGAGTTTGAAATGTTGGATAAAAAAGAATTACGATCCAGGAACGTGAAACGCCAGTATGGTATGCACATGACTGAGCAAAGAAAACGCCAAGGAGAACTTTATATAAGAGATTGGTTAATTACTCCTAGGCATACAGATGAAGATGGGAATGTAACTTTAAACCTGCACAAAATCTATGATGCCGGGCTACTACAAGAGTTAATCAAGTTTAATCACAAAGGCAACTTTGATAGAGTTATGTCGTTTATGGTAGGGATGTACCATACGCGAGAGTTATATAATAGAGAGGTGGTAGAAATTTTAACAGATAGATCAGCAGACGATTGGTTTAATCAAATTTATAAGTAATTTTGTAGCAGATGTATGGGACCCATCAAATACCTAAACAGCGTATACCACTAACGCAGAAAACAAAAAAGTGGAGAGAGGAATGCGTAGACGCATTTATCAATCTATCAAAGTTTGGGTTGTCAGAACGACGAAGCAGACTTAAATCGTTGTATGAATACTATAATGGTAACATACATGACGATGATTATAAATATGTGCTAAAGCCCTATGGTAAAAGTAGATCTAACTTCCCTTCGAAGCTTAGAAACTACCCTATAATTAAACCTATTATTGATTTACTACTAGGTGAGAAGTCAAAACGTCCCCTGAACTATACAGTTACAGTAAGTAACGCAGACTCTGTATCCCAGAAAGAAGAAGCTAAGAAACAAGCTATCTTCCAACAGGTAGAGAAAATGTATATGAATGAACTTGCTAAGCAGCCTGACTTTAATATGGAAGAGCAAGAAGTTATTCTCCCAAAGCAGGTTCAAGAAGAGTTTGACCGAAGCTATGTAGACAACAGAGCTATTACAGGACAAAAAGCAATTAACTATATCATGCACCAAGAAGAGGTGTACGATAAATTTCAAAAAGGATTTTTTCATTTCCTTGTGACAGGGGAAGTATACTCTCATAAAGGAGTAAGACGTAACGAACCGTTTTACGAGATACTTAACCCATTAGATATAGACTATGATAAAGACCCAGACATAGAGTTTGTAGAGGATGGGGACTGGTCTATCGTTAGAAAGTTTGCACACGCATCTACCATTATAGATACCTTTGGGGACTTCTTAACACCTGAACAAGTGCTTGAGTTAGAGAACCCAAAGCATGAGTCTACAGAATCATACCTGCTATATCGATCAGAAGCTACAGGCTCTGACGATAACATTGCACGTAACCGACTCATTGAGTGTATAACAGTGTACTGGAAAGGTAGGAAACGTATTGGATTTGTAGAATACATAGACGAGAATACCGGTACTATGGAGATGCTGCAAGTAGAGGAAGGGTATCGGATGTCTGCTGATATGAAAGAAAGAGGAGCAAAGATTAAGTATGAATGGGTAAATGAAGTATGGGAAGGAACAAAGATTGATGGGAGATTTTATATTCGTATGTCTCCTGTAGCTAATCAACGTACATCATTAGACAATCCATCTACATGTAAACTCCCACTTAACGGAAGAAAGTACTCAGATGTAAATGCTGAAAACATATCACTTGTATCACTAGGTATCCCATTTCAACTTAATTACAATATATTTAAGTATAGAATGGAACTAGCGATTGCCAGGTCTAAGGATATTATCGCACAGTTTGACATTAATATGATACCCAAAAAATGGGACATGGATAAGTTCATGTACTTTGTAGAAGGTACCGGTATTGCATGGGTTGATTATAATAAAGAGGGTATACAACTATCCCCACAACATCAGTCTGTATTAGACATGTCAATCAAAACTATTGATCAGTACTTAGGACTTCTAGAGTCTATCATGCAAGAATGGGAGAAGATCTCAGGAGTAAATAGACAGCGTCAAGGAAGTATCGGAACTTATGAAGGAAAAGCAACGTCACAACAAGCGATTGTTCAATCATCGCACATTACTGAAGATATTTTCCGCAAATTCTCTAGATTTGAACAAAGAGACCTCCAAGGCCTTTTGGATTATTCTAAAGAAGCGTGGATTACAGGCAAAAAAGCGATGTACGTAATGCCTGATTTAAATACACAGTTTTTAGAGCTAGATTCTTTTGAGCACATGGAGAGTGAGTATGGTGTATTTGTATCTGACTCTGGGAGAGATCAAGATAAACTTGAACAAGCTAAAGCTCTATCTCAGTCTATGATTCAAAATGGGGTACCGGCCTCTGCAGTACTTGACTTATTTGATACCGAAAACTATGCAGGTATTAAAGATAAGATTAAGAGAGCAGAAAAGGCACAGAAAGAACTAGATGAAGCTCAACAACAAGCTCAGCAAGAACAAGCTGCACAGCAGGCTCAGATACAGCAACAGCAGATACAGCAGAATGCTATTGATAAAGAAAAAGATAGACAACTTGAAATAGAAGTTGCTCTTATTAAAGCTGAGGCATCAGACAATGAAGACAGGCTTAATTTAGATATGGCTAAGATGCAGCAACAGTTTGAGTTAAAAGAAAGAGAACTTAATCTTAAGCAACAAGCTTTGGATAAAGAAGGAGATCTTACACCTGACGGAGAATGACCAATCAAGAACGTAGACAGTTATTAGATAGATTTAGATCTTCAGGAATGGAGGGATCTATACTCGACGTGTTCCAAGCCTACAACCAAGGTGTGGATCTTATATCACAACATGAAGCGTCTCAAGCCAAAGACCAACCGGTCACTCTCACTGGCCCCCAAGAACAACGAGAGGGCTTGAGACCTTACCACGCAGCTGGGGATTTAAATAAAACTGCAGTTTTTAAAGACGTGCCTGCTAATACTCCATTTAACACAAATGGGATGAAGGTTCCTATAAATATTGATAAGTATAATGAGCAAGGACATCTTGTAGAATCGCATAAAAGCGTTCCTCCCGGAGTTCGTAATATACCTACAGGCCCATACAGAGGAGACGTAATAGAAACCCCAGCTAAAGGTTATCAAAAAGGAGGTTTTGTAAATAAGAAGCAAAAGGGAGGAACAGTAGATAAATATGGTTCCCCAATAGGTCAAAATTTAGTAACAGGTACTACTACTAAATCAGACAATACTAAAGTAAGTATCCCTAGTGTTTCTAGTGTACTAAAAACAGCAGACAAAAAAATAGACGTTATAAAATCTGAAGACCAAAAAAAAGAAGAATATTTTAATCCTGAGATAAAAGATATTTCAAGTGGAGATTGGAAATTAGATGCAGTTTATAAAAATCCGTGGTTAATGGATGTTCCTATTGTTGGGGATATGATTAAAGATAAGGCTAAAAATATAGCTGGTCAAAACAGTGGTGCTACGAGACTACCAAGTCAATTAAAAAATATTAATTCTTCATCACAAAACTATACTGGTACGTTTAGGGAAGGGTATGAGGCAAATCATCAAACTCCTCATAAACTATTAGACATCTATTTCCAAGACGAAGATAAAAGAACATTACCTAAATCTAGATATAAACCTACTTCTGATTATTTAGAATTTCTTCCGTCATATTCTTTAAAAGATAACATTATTGAGGATCTTAACCCTACTGATAGGGACACTTCTTTAAAAGAAATGACTGATCTTATATTAGAAGAGAAAGGAATGGATTGGGAAAATTTTATCAAAAATAAAAAAACATTACACACTGCTGCGGGATGGGATGATACTAGTTACTTGGCAGGAGCAGAATACGGTGACAACGAAAAAGAAGATGATTTAAACTGGAAACGTGATACTAGAAAAAATTTAGCTGCGGATTTGTTAGGGGCTAATTTAGGGCATCACAAACAAGGTTTAGCATGGGATGACGAATTACAATTACCTTATATGTCTATATCTGATGCTTGGGATTTTTCACCAAAACATTATGCTGATACGTGGGGCAAGAATAAAGATCGTAGGGGAGACGGAAGCGCAAGTCAAAATGAAATAGCATACATTCAGTCTTCTTTGATGCATAAAGCAGGAAACCCTTTTAAAGTATACGATCGTTTCTACTTTGATCCTGAAACAAGAGAATACATTTCAGATGAAGACATTGAAAGTCGTCAAAGCAAATCTACTTCTAAAAAAATGTATGGGGGAAGAAAGAATTCTAGTAAGTATAATTTACGGAGAGGAGGTGTTAGACATAAGGCTCAAAAAATAAGGAGTGTAATATAGTAATAGAGAATATAAAAAATAATTTTATATATATATAAACCAAAACAATTAATAAATTTGTACTATGCAAGACCCAAATGACAAATTAGACATCAGTGCAATCTCCTTCGACGATATGTTAGGAGATGGACTGGAAACGGCTCCTCAAGACGTTGAGGAAACAACGCCGGATGACGTAAAAGAAGTTGAAACACTAGAAGAAGAGGCAACAGCCTCAGACCCTGGAGACGATCGCGGTGATGAAGATTACGAAGACAATGTAGACGAAGACTACAATGATCAAGATAATGAATCTTTAACCGTTGAAGATGAATTACATTTAGCTGATCAAATTTCAGAAGTTTTAGGACTTGAATTAGAAACTGAATATGATGACACTGTAGAAGGACTTACAAACTTTGTACGAGACATGTCTCAAGAAGTAGCAGAAGACCAACTACAAAGTCTATTTGAAGAATTCCCAGAAGTACAACGCCACCTTGACTATATAATGGCAGGTGGAGATCCTGAACAGTTTTATGCTACTAACAGTCCACAATCAGACTATGGTAACATACAAACCCCTGAACAAGATATTACACTACAACGGGCTATGCTTGGGGAATACTTTAAAGCTAAAGGTCACCAAGAAGATTTTGTTCTAGACATGCTCAATGATTATGAGGAGTCTGGAAAATTATATGGTAAAGCACTAGCTGCACAAGAACAATTATCTCTTGCTCAACAAGAGCAAAAAGAACAGTTGTACCAACAACAAATGATGCAGCAACAAGAAACTCAAGCAGAACAAGAAGAATTTTGGGATGCAGTTGCAAACACCATTGAAGATGGAAATGAATTTGCAGGTATTCGTATACCTGATAACGATAAACAAGAGTTCTTTGATTACATATCTGCATCGGTAGATGAACAAGGTAATACTCAAAGCCCCTTAGACTACTCTGAAGCTAACATGGATATCAAACTTGCTATTGATTATTTAATGTACAGTGGTTTTAATTTAGGAGACATTATTGATACGAAAGCTCGTACCAAAAGTGTAGAAAATCTTAGATCACGTATACAAAATAATGAAGCCCAAGTAAAGAGTGCCCGTAAAGCTTCTCGTAGACAAAAAACATTTGATCCAGATACACTGGACATAAACGCGCTTTTTTAAACAAGCAATTAATTTTTAAATATATACAATCATGGCTTTGATGCAAGTACTTAAGTCGTACTATAACGACTCTCAGATGACCGACACTAACTCGTTGGTCAACGCATTGATGGAGAAGCCCGAAGAGCTCTCTCCTATCATTACGCACTTGGCCGGACGTGAAGAAAAGAAATTTCCTCTTTCCTTCTTAACGGAAGGGGTTGGAAACACGCGCTCGATCAATCGATTTGAGTATGAGTACCGTGTTAAGACTCATGAAGTAAACGTTCGACCAGTAATTTCTTCAGTAGGAACAGGCGCCGGAGGTGCTATGTTCAAAATTGTCTTCCCAGACAAATGGTTTGTTTTCCCATACACTCTAGTATCAGCAAGTGGTACTTTAGCTCGTATTATGGCAGACCCTGTAGCTACGGGAGGAGGGTATGAATATACTCTTCAACTAGTATCTCCGGATAACAGTGCAGGGGCAGCTTCTGCTGATGTTGCTGCAGGTGCACTTTGGGGACAATTATACGCTAACGTTGGAGTAGATTTCTCTCGTGGAAATGCTTCTAACTGGAGTGCTCCAGGTTTAGTTCGTTCTAAGATTGGTACTGTACGTAAGTCGTACCACTTCTCAGGAAACGCTAAAGATTACGTAGCTGAATTTACTCTCCCATTGAAGGAGGGATCTTCTACTAAACTTTGGATGGATTACGAGGAGTACCGTCACATGCTCAAGTTTAAAGAAGAGTGTGAAATGTACTACTGGTACGGACAAAAAACTCACGACGCTAACGGCAAGTCTACTATGCTAGATGAGAACGGACAGCCAGTTGTTTCTGGACCTGGTCTTCTTGAGCAGATTATCAACAAAGATTCTTACTCTACTCTTACACAGAAGAAGATTGAGGATACCATTGGTGATCTATTCTACGGTATGACAGATGCTACGGACAAGCAGGTAACACTATACACAGGTATTGGTGGAGCACGTGAGTTCGATAAAGCTCTTCGTAACTACTACGCTACAGGTGCTAATTCAGCTAGTATGACTCAGACTACTTCTTACTTGAAGACATCTGAATCTAAGTTCATTACTGGTAGCGGTCGTAGCCTTGGTATCACTGGTTACTTCACTTCGTACGATCACATTGATGGTCACACAGTGAATGTAGTTAAGTCACCATTATTTGATCACGGTCCTGTTGCTCAGGCTTCTAATAAGCATCCTGAAACAGGTCTTCCACTAGAATCATACCGTATGGTATTTGTTGATCAGTCTACTTATGACGGTGAAAACAACCTTCAGATGATTAATAAGAAGGGTCGTGAAATGCTTCGCTGGTGTGTTGCTGGTTCTGTTGTACCTAAAGGGTTCAGCGAGACAGACACTCGAGCTTCAGATATAGACGGTGCTTCTGTGCACATGTTGAAAACAGCTGGTATCCTGCTTCGCAGATTCGATACTTCGCTTGATTTAACTTGCACTGCATCGTAATTTGTGTTTGGTTTGCATAGGGGGGATGGGTAACTGTCCCCCTGCTTGCAACCAACTATTGTAAAACCACACAATTGAGTTATTCTTTGACCCC